GCACTTGATGGAAAAAGAGCTAACCTTACTATTAACGATGTGCAGCGTAGGAATCGTATTAGTCAGTTGCTTGCTGATTGGGGACTCATTAGTATACTCAATGTAGAGCAGATAGGAGACATTGCACCTCTGAATCAAATAAAAGTTTTATCATATAAAGATAAAGGTGACTGGATATTAGAAACAAAGTATAATATAGGAAGAAAGAAAACAGAGGAAGAGTGAAGAAATTTATTTTTGATGTTGATGGGACACTTACTCCCGCAAGAAAACAGATTGATGGTGAGTTCTTACCTTTCTTTTCTGACTTTGCTACTCGTAATGATGTTTACTTAGTTACAGGTAGTGACAGAGATAAGACACTAGAACAACTAACACCATACTTGTATAACAAATGCACCAGAGTATATAATTGCTCAGGTAGTGATGTCTATGAAGGCACTAAGAATGTCTATAGGGATGACTGGGAGTTACCTAGTGATGTAGAAAGGCATCTAGAAAACGAATTACTTTTCAGTAAGTTTCCTATTCGTAATGGTATTCACATTGAAAGAAGACCAGGTGGTGTTAACTTTAGTATTCTGGGTAGAGCAAACACATGCTTTGTAGAGAGAGAAGAGTATGTGAAATGGGATGAGATGACAAATGAAAGAAGAGAGATAGCAAGAAGACTTAGACTAAAGTTTCCAGAACTAGAGGTACAGATAGGAGGACAAACAGGTTTAGACCTAGCACCACTAGGAAGAAACAAAAGTCAAATCCTTAGAGACTTTGGAACTAATGACGAGTTACATTTCTTTGGTGATATGATGGAAGAAGGTCAGAATGATTATGCTCTAGCAAAAGCAGTAGAAGAGAAGGGCGGTTTTCACTACCATGTAACAGATTGGATGGATACCCGAACCAAGTTAGTCGGTATATCAGATAGACACTTAGTAGAGTCTGTGGTTAAATAGTATTGTTGCCTTCGGGGACACAATTTACACTCGCTTAATAAGGAGAACTATGGACATCGAGAAGTATCATGCTGCCGATCTACCAACTTTAATAGATCGTATTACTAAAAACAGCATAGGACTAGACAATTACTTTGATCAATTTTTCACTACAGAATTTAATACTAACTACCCACCATACAATCTGGTCAATGTTAGTAATGTTGAATCAAGACTAGAAATTGCACTAGCAGGATTTAAAAAGAAAGAAGTTAAAGTTTACACAGAATATGGTAAACTAGTTGTAGCAGGGGACAAAGAAAAAAAAGATGACTCTGACTACGCACATAAAGGATTAGCACAAAGATCCTTTGAGAGATCATGGACTATTGCAGACGATACAGTTGTTAAGAATGTATTGTTTGAGGACGGTCTTTTAACCGTCACACTAGGCAAGATCGTTCCAGAACATCATGAACGAAAAGACTGGATATAAACACAGGGGGTTTCCAACCCCCTTTTTTTATGTTATAATATAACCGTTGGACGCAACATGGGAGTGACTGAATAAACTTACTGGCAACCGCTAGTTAAGGTGATGAGATACAGGTGGTGCTGCTACGAAAGTAGAACCGATTCAACCGATCGGATCTCAGGCAATGACGATTTTACTCTGTAGTAATGCCCGTTATTTGTTGGTACACAGGAATCCAACCTCCCTCTTTCTTACATACATAATGTATTATGTCAATCAAAGTCGGAATATTAAATGATGGCACACAACTTCTTGCTGATATAAAAGAAGTTACAGACGGTGACCAAACACAATACATGGTTATAAAACCATTTGAAGTTGTGTATACAGATGCAATGGAAATGCATGAAGATGGATCTGAAACATTGTCAACAACCAAGAAGGTAGGATTAAAAACTTGGTTAGAAATATCTGATGATCAAACATTTATTATAAATCCAAATACAGTTACTACAATATGTGATCCAGTTACAGATCTAAAGGACATGTATGAAGACTTAACTCGTGGAAGAAGAATCTAATGGATCCTATTATAAAAGTATTGGTATTAAAAAGTGAATCTAAAGTTTTAATTACCAAGATAAAAGAAATACAAAGTGAACTAGGAGAACCTGATTGTCAACTGACAGATCCTGTTGAGTTTAGATTGGGTGAAGAAGAATGGAAAGAAAGGTTACAAAGGTGGCCAGGTAAACAACTGACACAAAACCACCAGTGCATGATCTCATCAGATGCTATACTTACTATTGTAGATCCCCAACCAGAATTGTTGGAGGCATATCAAGAGGTTATTAGTTGAAGTTTTATACCAATGTTTGCATGATCGGGGACAAGTTCCTCGTGCGTGGATATGATAATGGTGAGTATTTTCAGATTCGTGACGATTATCAACCTACCTTATTTGTATCATCAAACAAGACAACTAATTATAAAACTCTTGACGGTCAGTATGTAGAGAAGATAAAACCTGGCACTGTAAGAGAGACAAGAGAATTTATCAAACAATATGAGTTTGTAGATAACTTCCAAGTGTTTGGTAATGAGAGATTTATATACCAATATATCTCTGACAAATATCCTCAAGATGAAGTTAAGTTTGATATCAGTAAGATTCGTCTATACACAATGGATATTGAAACTAGATCAGAGAATGGATTCCCTGATGTAGAAGCTGCTGATCAGGAGATGTTACTTATCTCTATGCAGGATTACAATACAAAAGAGATTATTACATGGGGTGTAGGTGCATTCAAACTAAAACAAGACAATGTATATTACAAACAATTCAATAATGAGTTTGATTTACTAAGTGACTTTATACAATGGTGGATAAAGAATACTCCTGATATTGTTACTGGTTGGAACATACAGATGTTCGATATACCATATCTTGCAAAGAGATTATATAGAGTCCTAGGAGAAAAAACTGCTAGAAGATTGTCACCTTGGGGTCTAGTATCTCCCAAAGAACTTTACATCAAAGGTCGTCGCCATGTTGTATATGATATAGGTGGTATAACTCAACTTGATTACTTAGATCTTTATAAGAAGTTTACTTATACCAACAGAGAATCATATCGTCTAGACTATATTGCACAGGTAGAACTAGGGCAGAAGAAATTAGATCACTCTGAGTATGATACATTTAAGGATTTCTACACAAATGGTTGGCAGAAGTTTGTAGAATATAATATAATTGATGTGGAACTTGTTGACCGTCTGGAAGACAAGATGAAACTGATTGAACTAGCATTGACTATGGCATATGATGCTAAAGTTAATTACAATGATGTGTTCTATCAGGTTCGCATGTGGGATAATATTATATACAATTATCTTAAGAAGAGAAACATTGTAATTCCCCCAAAACTATCAGAACAAAAGGACGAAAAGTATGCAGGAGCATATGTAAAAGAACCTAAACCTGGCAAGTATGACTGGGTTGTTTCTTTTGACCTTAATAGTCTGTATCCACACCTCATCATGCAGTATAATATATCTCCTGAGACTCTCAGAGATGAGAGACATCCAACAGTCTCAGTCAAAGATATTCTTGAAAAGAATCTTACATTTGAAATGCACAAAGACAATGCTGTTTGTGCTAATGGAGCGATGTATCGTAAGGACAAGAGAGGATTCTTACCTGAGTTGATGGAAAAGATGTACAATGAGAGAGTGATATTCAAAAAAAGAATGCTAGAGGCAAAGCAAGAGTATGAAAAAAACCCAACAGATAATCTTGTTAAAGAGATTGCCAGATGTAATAACATTCAAATGGCAAAAAAGATCTCCCTTAATTCTGCTTATGGTGCTATTGGCAATCAATATTTTCGCTATTATCAACTTGCCAACGCAGAAGCTATTACACTATCTGGTCAGGTTTCTATCCGTTGGATAGAAAACAAGATGAATGATTTTCTAAACAAAATTCTAAAAACGGAGGGTAAAGATTATGTTATTGCTAGTGATACTGACTCTATCTATCTTCATCTCGGTCCTCTTGTCGATGTTATCTACAAAGATAAAGAAAAAGATTCTGAAAGCATTGTCTCGTTCATTGATACTATTTGTGAGAAGACACTTGAACCCTTCATCGACCAGTCTTATAAAGAACTCGCAGAATATGTAAACGCATATGATCAGAAGATGTTTATGAAGAGAGAGAACATTGCTGATCGTGGTATATGGACTGCTAAGAAAAGATATATTTTAAATGTATGGAATAGTGAGGGTGTTCAATACCATGAACCTAAACTAAAGATGATGGGTATTGAAGCAGTCAAATCATCTACACCTGCACCCTGTAGGGAG